AAATAAGCGCAAGAAGGCTGGCACCAGTCGCTCGAAGAAGAAAAGCACGATTAGCGACGACGCTTACAAGAACATGAAGGCGGGCTTCCCTAAGAAGATGGCCCGTGGCGGAGCCGTGTCAAAGACGGTCGAAGCTCCAAAGGGTTTTCATTGGATGAAGTCCGGCGAGAGCTTTACACTTATGGAGGACCCTTCTACTGGACACAAGCCACACAAGGGCGGAAGCAAGAAGGCTTCCTTCAAGATCCAAAAAGTTCATACTTGACTGCTCGGTGCGTCGGGTAGCAGTTGCAGAAAAGGAAAGTCAGATGCCTAACGTAATGGGAAGAGAATTTCAGTACACGCCCCAGGGTATGGCAGACGCCGACCAGTACCGGCGCTCCCTTGGAATGCGTGACGGCGGCCCCATGGGCTTTCGTCCGCTTGGCTATGCAGGTGGTGGGTCTATGAGTTCCCGTCCGGCTGGCTACGCCAACGGCGATCTCGTCGAGTCAGACCGTGAAACCTCCGCAATGTTCCAAGACGCTCTTAGGAATCTTTCTCGGGATGAGTTGCGGATGTTTATCGAGAACAACGAGAGTGGACTTAGAGCCTTGGCCCAGAGTAACTCCGCCGTTGCCGCACAAATTGAGGCGGCCATGGATTTTTCCGGGTTTACCGCGCAACGCGCAGCCGACATGGCAGCGGCCAGCGCTCGGGACAACCCAAACAGGCCGATGCAAAACCCTCCGATGGGAATGCAAGACTTTCCGGGGTACGCGCCCCCGGCACAAGAGGGCGGAATGTCCGACTACTTCCCGCCTATGCCAGACGCTCCTCTTCCGCCCGCGCCCGTTGGCCCCCGAGTAGATATGATCCCCCGGCCTCCCTCCGGAATGCAATACGCTCCGGGGAACGCGGCCAGTCCGTCCGGGATTATGACGTTGGGGCGCCTGTAAGTGGCTAGACCACCCCTTCCCCGCAGCAACTTTGGGACGGCCTCCCTTGTGGAGCGCCGCGACTCGTTGCCGAGCGTGGAGCTTGAAGAGGGCCCCGCCGCTGATGTGGACATCGAAGACGAGACGCTCATTCAGGCGCCTGGGTTGAACATAGAGTTAGAGGATGATGGGGGCGTCGTTATAGACTTTGACCCTTCGGAAGCCATGGCCGGTCCCACAGGGTTTAGCGAGAACCTTGCAGAGACTCTGAGCGACCGCGCTGCGGGTCGCATTTCGTCTGACTTGCTTGAGCAGTACGAGTCCAACAAGTCAGGGCGTAAAGACTGGGAGGATGCCTACACCACCGGGTTGGAGCTTCTTGGTTTCCGTTACGAAGAACGGTCGGAGCCCTTTCGTGGCGCTACCGGCGTGACGCACCCCCTTCTTGCGGAAGCTGTAACGCAGTTTCAGGCGCAAGCCTTCTCTGAACTTCTCCCTTCGGGTGGCCCCGTACGCACTCAAGTCATGGGCAAGCCGACCCCTGAGGTAGAGGAGCAAGCCGACCGCGTCCGGGAGTACATGAACTATCAAATAACGTGCGTTATGAAGGAATATACGCCCGAATTTGACCAAATGTTGTTCTATCTCCCGCTTTCGGGCTCGACCTTCAAGAAGGTGTACTACGACGAGTTCCTGGAAAGGGCGGTAAGCCGCTTTGTTCCGGCAGAGCAGTTGATTGTCCCCTATACCGCGACTGATTTAGATACCGCCGAGAACGTCACTCACGTGCTTCAAGTGACCGAAAACGAGCTTCGGAAGAAGCAAATTGCCGGTTTCTACTTAGATACCCCCGTATTCTCGTCTCAGTCCGATCCATCCTCCGTTAAAGAGGAGATGGACGAGATAACAGGCGTCGAGCCAACGTACCTCGATGCTGATGTCACTTTACTGGAGTGCCACGTAAATCTGGACATAGAGGGTTTCGAGGACTTAGGTGACGACGGTGAGCCAACGGGCATTAAGCTTCCGTACATCGTCACGCTCTCGGAAGAGGCTGGCAAGGTACTAAGCGTCCGCCGCAACTACGACGAAGACGATCCAAGTCGTAAGAAGAAACAGTACTTCGTACACTTCAAGTTCCTTCCGGGCTTTGGTTTTTACGGCCTCGGCTTGATCCACATGATTGGCGGCCTGAGCCGGACGGCTACTGCGGCTCTGCGTCAGTTGGTTGACGCGGGGACCTTGGCTAACTTGCCCGCAGGCTTTAAGGCTCGTGGGCTACGCATCCGAAACGACGACGAGCCTCTCTCGCCGGGCGAGTTTCGCGACGTTGACGCGCCGGGCGGAGCAATCCGTGATTCGTTAATGATGCTCCCTTACAAGGGCGCGGACCAGACTCTGTTCCAGTTGATGGGGTTCTGCGTAGAGGCAGGACAACGCTTCGCTGCGGTGTCTAATCTCCAGGTTGGAGACGGCAATCAGCAGGCGGCGGTTGGAACTACCATCGCAATGTTGGAGCAGGGCGCCAAGGTAATGTCCGCAATTCACAAGCGGTTGCATTACGCACAGAAGGACGAGTTCCAACTCTTAGCGTCAGTGTTCAACGAGTACTTGCCTGCGGAGTATCCGTACAACGTCGTTGGCGGAGAGCGTACGATTAAAGCTACCGACTTTGATGATCGGATAGATGTCGTACCGGTATCTGACCCGAACATCTTCTCGATGGCGCAGCGAGTTACTCTGGCGCAGACGGAGCTTCAGTTGGCTCAAGCGGCTCCTGACTTACATAACTTGCACGAGGCGTTTAGGCGGATGTACAGGGCTCTAGGCGTAAAAGACGTGGACGCAATTCTGAAGCCCGTAGATCAGGGGAAGCCAGAGCCAAAAGATCCGGCGCTGGAAAACTCAGATTCTCTGGACAACAGGCCGCTGTCTGCCTTCCAGGGCCAGAACCACATGTCCCACATAATGTCTCATCTTGTGTTTGGGTCTTCGGGAACGGTTTCTCAGATGCCGCAAGTTGCGGTGGCTTTGCAGAAGCATGTGTTGGAGCATGTCTCTCTCAGTGCTAAGGAGCAGGTCATGTCTCAGATGGCACAGCAGTTCCAGGGCCGTGCTCCGTCGGAAGAGGAGGCTCTACAGATTGAGTCTCTTGTTGCGGAGCGCGTGTCTCAGGGAATGCAAGAGTTGAAGCAGATCAGCACTCAGATCTCTGGGGGCGGGCAACCTGATCCTCTGATTGCTCTGAAGGAAAAAGACCTTGAGCTACAAGCGCAACGAGATGCGTCTGATCTACAGATGGACCAGTCCAGGCTAGCTTTGGATGCTGAGAAGGCCGAGTCAACCGCAAGGCTTGGCGCGGAACGGATCCAGTCTAATGAAGAAATTGTTCAAGCTCGTATACAGGCCGGGCGAGAACGCGAAGCAATGAAACAAAATAGATAGGAGATCGTCATGGCAGATTCAGCAGGGGTAGTACGCAAGGGCATTGTTGTGAAGGATCAGGGATATGTTCCCTACAACGCCCCCGAAGTTGAGAAGACGCCGAACACCGAAAAGGGCACTGTTGTGTCCGGTAAGAACCGGGGCATGGGCGCCGCGATCCGGGGCGGTACATTCTCTGTTTGTTGAACAAGACCCGCCTCGGCGGAATTTGTTCTTGTTATACAGTGAGACCCCTCAATGGATGAGAGTTCGCTCAGAATCCTGCTGACGCTAGGTGGGATGATCGCCAGCGTGGCTGCGGCGTTCGCAGTCGTGCGCCAAAGTGTCAAAGCTTTGACGGAAGCCCTCGCTGACGTTGAAGTGCGCTTGAGAAGACTGGATTCTAAGATTGACAGGCTTGAAACAAAGTCGGGCACAGTCGAGCAAAGATTACATATTCTGGCGACCATGTCATCGCCTGATGCGTTGGAGCGCCGCAACCGCGAGCTAGGCGGCCTTCTTGCGAGAACAGAAGTTCTGGAAAGAGACAGTGCGGCTAATAAGGCCATGCACAACGGATCGCACAAAGACTATTCAAAGCCAGCAAAGGATCATTCAAAATGATTCCACTTATCACCACGTTGCTCCCGTCCATCATGGATGTCGCGGGGCGTTTCCTTCCTGAAGATAAAGAGAAGCGAGCGGCTGCCGAGCGGGAGATTGAAGCTAAGCTGACGGACAGTCTGGCAAAACTAGATCTTGTCCAAGCCGAAACGAATAAGGTGGAGGCCGGACACAGGTCACTTTTTGTTGCGGGGTGGCGGCCATTTATCGGGTGGTCATGCGGATTTGCACTGGCCTACACATATGTTATGCAGCCGATCCTGACGTTCGGATTGGCACAGGCAGGATATTTGATTGATCTTCCCGCTGTAAATTTAGGCGAGATGATGCCGGTTTTGATGGGAATGTTGGGGTTGGGCGGATTAAGAAGCTGGGAGAAGGTCAAAGGAGTTAGTAGGTAGCCGACATGGCTGTTGAGAAAGACCCAAGGTTAGAAAGGGCGGGGGTGTCTGGCTTTAACA